ATAGATTTTATTAATGAATTTGCAGTTGATTCTATCTGTACTACAACTTTAGCATCCTTTGGTAATTTATTGTAAACTGTCTGTATTGGCTTTACTGTTGTAAATTTTAAAGCTTTTAATAATCCTGTTCCAGTAAGCTCCCAAAATCTTTCATTATATTGAGTTGTCCTTGCTTGTCTTCTAGCAGTTTTTTCATCTTTACCTTTAGTGTAAATTCTTGCACCTTCATCGGTAATTTGTATGCCTGGCATTATTAATCTTAAGTATTCAGCTTCTTGACCAGGACCTAGTTCAGATAATGCAACTACTTTTGTTCCCATTGCTGTTGTAATTTGAGCACCTTTTTTAACTGCTTTTGTTTTCAGTTTATTTTTAGCCCAGTCTAACGCAGCTTTTCTTACTCCTAAATAAACTGCATATTGACTGCTTTTTTTAGCTAAATAAGCACCAGCTCCTGCAGCTCCTCCTCCTAATAATGATGCTACTCCAAACTCTCCCATAAATGGTATAGATTCTGCTATACCTTCTACTATAGATGCTCCCATGGTTCTTGGTCTAGATTCATACTCAACAAAATCTTCTAATGTTTTTATTTCTTCATCGGTAAGCTCTGGACCTAATCCTTTTTGTGCGTCCATATCTTTTTTAATTAGCAAGCCTATGTTTGTATACTCCTTAACTAATTTTGCATCTTTGACAAATGGAGCCAAGTCAACTGGGTTTATAGATGTTAATGCCTCCCAGAAGCCCATATAATTTTCTACAGTATTGTCTTCACTTTCTATCTCACCTATAAGTGTAGTTATTTCTTCTAGCCTACTTTTTATTTCAGGCTTTTTTTCTATAATCTGTTCTCTAGTAGCGTTGGGACCTATAATATAATTAACTACAAATCTTTGCAAGTTACCATCAGCGTCAATGTTATACATCTCGCTTATGATTTGTCGAGTAGCTTCTTCGGCTTCTTCAATGCTGTTGAATTTTGCCCATGTACCACCATCTGACGCTGGTATACCTGAATCTACTGCTCCAAACTTTGCAGGTCTATTCCCATATTTTATTGCCCCTAAATTATTAAGAGAGGCTAGTATGCTTGCTGTTTTATATTGTGGATATTTTTCTGGATTTTCATTATATAAATTTGCAGCCTTTTGTATGCCTTCATACTTTACTGTGGTATCAGCAATTACGCTTGTAATTTTTTTATTGTCTTCCTCTATTTTTTCAATGCTTGCTATTTTTTCATTACTAGTTTTAATCTCTTGTTTGGTGGTTTCTGATAGTTCATCTGGTATGGGTCTTAAGGTTTTCTGACTTAAAGGCATTTGCTCTAATTGACGCTTATTTTTTTCTGCTCTTATTTTGTCTTCTTTAGGTCTTTCTCCATAGAAATCTTTTTCTAAAGTACCCTTTGCTATTGAGTCTTGAAACTTTCTTAAAAGCTCTACATAAGCTTCACTTCCATCTTCTTTAATTTTAGGTGAACTTGCTAGCACCTCATCTACCAATTCTGGATTATCAGACATCCATTTATCTAAAGCTGCCCTACTATTTTTATATGGGTCAATACCTATAAGCTCTGTGTATTTTTGTCTTTTATCTTCTTTTTCTTGGTTTATTTTATTTTCTAAAGCTTTTGCTGAATCATCTTGGTCTATAACTGATTGTACATTCGTTAAGGTGTTTACTGGTTCTTCTGTTGGTTGTGGTTCACTTATGCCCTGTAGACCTGCAATTAAATCTTCTGTCCTAGGTTTTTGTTTAGCTAACGCAGATTGAGTTGCCATTAGCCTTCTTTCCTCTAAGGTTTTTCTTTGCTCAAACGCACCCCTTCCTGATTTTCCTTCTTGTATAGATTCATAGATTCTTAGGTCTGGGTCTATAGGATTATCTAAACGATTGTTTAATATAGTAATGTTTTTAGCTTGCTCTTCTGTAAACCTTGTTGGGTCCTGCTGAAGCTGCTGACCAAATTCTCTTATTTGCTGTTTAGTTGCATCGTCTACTCCCTCTACTGAGTAATATGGGGTATACTTTCTTTTGAAAATATCTTTAAATGGATTTGCCATTAACGTAACAACTCTTCTAGTTCATCGTCTTCTATCTTTTTTTTCTTTCTTCTATCAGCGTCTTGAGTAGATTTTTTAGGTTGTTGTTGTAAAACGTCTGGTAGTTGTTGGTTTTGATTTACTCTAATTGGCTCAATTCTACCTCTTACAAATCCATCTTTTCCTAACCTTAAATCATTATTATTTTGCATAGGTACATTCTGAGGAAATTCAGGAAGCTCACCTGGTCTAGACATTGTAAATTTTTGAGATTCTTGCAATGCAGCTTTTTCTGCTTGAGTCCTTTGTTCTTCTTGTAATCGTATTCTTTCCTCTTGTTCTTTTTTTTGTTTTTGAATTTGTAATTTAGTGTCAAGCCCTATATTAAAGTCTTTTTTAAAAAGTGTAGAAATTTCTTGCAATGCATCTGCGTTATAATTTTTACTACTCATGCCACTTAATTTGTTAGCCACCCTAATAAACTTGTCTTCTAATTTAACAACTTTATCGTACTTATCTAAATTCTTTAAATTATCTGGTTCATTCATCCCTACACCAGGATTATACCCACCTCTTAATAGTTCTGCATAGGCAGTTCTTAACTCACTTTTTAATTCATTGTAAAGCTTTTCTTGACCAGCTGTAGTTTCTAACTCTTCTTCTCGTCTTTTCCTATTAATGCGTGCTTGTATGCTTGTCTTCTTTTCTTTAAGTCTTATTTCTTCAAGAATTTTTCTCTCTTCTTCTTCCTCACGCATTCTATTTATTTCAGATGGACTAATTTGTTTCATCTCTGTAATTTTGCCTGCATTGTTAATTTTAACATATACATCTTTACCACCTAAATAACTGTATTCTGGGAATTGAGTTATATCAATAAGCTCTCCTTTGAACTTGCTTAAATCATATTTTCTTTCTAAATATCTTGCAGCTCTTCTATTTTTTTTTGATAAACTCATCAAATTACTCCCATTTCTATTAACTCTTCATTACTATAGTTATTTCTAAGCTCTGATGATGGTGCATAGGAATCAAATTCTGTTCCTGGTACAAAATCTTCTGCTGCACTTGTTGCAAATCCTGTAGCTGCATCAACTAATCCTGATGTAAGTGCTTGCTTTGATTTAAGCTCTGCTAGTGATGCATCGTCTTTTACAGCTTGCTTTTTCATTGCAATTTCTCTTAGTAGCTGACCTCTTTGCATTTGTGCCTGTTGCAATCTTCTTTCTGCCTCAGCTTTAGTACGCTCATTGTCCATAGCTATTTGACGTGCTTGCTGTGCTATAGATGCTCTTACATCTGAACCTATTTTACGAGATACTTCTTGTGCAATTATTGAGCCCTCTAATCCTTGCTGAGTAATTCTTTGCATTGCCTGTGCCTCTTGAGCTTCTCCTTGCTGGTATAGTGGCTGTGCCATTTGTCTGTTTAAGGCTTGCACATCCATTGTTCCTTGTTCGGCACCTCTACGCATTCTAGCTATTGCTTGTCGTTCTTCTGCTGACATTTGCTTTGCTGCATCGAGTTGTTTTAAAGACGCTTCTTTCTGTTTTTCAATTAAATCTTTTTCTTGCTTTCTTTTTACTGCTGAGCTTATTGCTTTTCCTGCTGCTATTGCTCCTGCTACTAATAATGACATTAGATTTCCTCCTTAATACTATGTATAAGGTCTCTATCCATTGCTTCATTAATTAAGTTGTCCATATTCATCGTCCATTTTGTCCAATAAGTGTTATATATATCTGGTGCTGATTTAGCGTTTGCTATTGCTACTGCGTAATCGCATAAGCTAGTATGAAATTGCTCTGGGATTAAAGGGGCTACATTTCTATAATTTAATACAGTTACTAACGCCCCATTAGCATCTGCCCATTGACTATCTGATAATGAACCAAGTGCAGATAGTTGAGTGTTTATTGTATATCTAGTAACTAGCCTTTCAGGAGCTGGTCCACCTATTGTTGCAGGGTCTGCTATTAAATTTGACATAATTGTATCTGGTAGTCCTGCTGATGCTGTTTGATTAGATGTTGAACCTCCACTTAAGTCCCTTGCTTGATTTTCAAAGTATACCTTTAAACCATCAAGTGCACTTCCAAGTGGAGTATCTAGATACATATATGAGTTTGCATGATTATAAAACAATAATGTTAAAACTTTGTTTTTAGTTTGTTCCGATATTCTTGATTTATAATGTAATATAAAAACATCATCTTTTCGTGGGGCTGTATTAAATACTATATGGTCACCTGATATTGAGTAAGCTGTAGGCGTACCTGTAAACGATTGCCCTTGATGATTTCTGTATATCTCCTCTTCTGTCATCTTTAAAAGATTGGTTCCTTTATGTGTAACGCCTATATCCTTGATGTAATTAGAAGGTAGTTTTATATAATTGTGTTCAGTCGCACTGTCATTAGAACGCAATCCTAATCCATGGTCTGTCCCTGGGACTTTTATCTTGTAAAGCGAATCATGAAGCATCAACTTATCAGAAAGCTCTGATTCTGCTTCTTTTAAAAGCTCTTTTAACAAACCACCTGGTGCGTCTGTAAAAAGTAAACATCTATCTACTAATTTATCCCATATCATATTAACTTCCTTGTTCTAATTTTTTTATTCTTGCCTCTAAGTCAGATATAATCTGCTGTAGTCGTGCTATTAATTTATTTACTTCTGGGTCTGTTGACTTATATCCTATACTACTCATATTCTACCTCAAGTCTAGATATTTCTTTTATTTCATTTTCTGCCGAACTATCGTCTGATATTTTAACCTGTACACTTTTCCCTCTTTGGCTAGTACGAGTTGACTGAACTCCATTTAAAAAATTATTTTCTGTAAAGGTTGAACCTGATACGACCTGTAAGTCTAATGCTGTTCCTGAGCCAGAGCCTTTATTTGTGTTTGTATTTACTCTTCTTATGTAGGCGTTTTGGTCATAAGAGGTTAACTCCTGTTCGCCAGTCTGTGCTATCATCTCTATTGCAACACTCCCTTTATCTCTATACTCTGACGTGTCTACTGCTTTTCTTACGTTGCTATTAGTTGCACTTTCTATTAATAATGTATTGTTGTTGTCATCAAAAGAAAATTCATCATATTCTACACTTGCGTGTTTTTCTGTATACCACACCTGTCTGAATATATCATATATGTAAAACTCTGTATTTGTTGATACGCTTTTTGTTATATATAGCTTATTATATTTTGCATCATAATGTGTCTTCATAATACTTGAGCTACTTTCTACTGTAGACTGATAATCATCTCTTATCGGATACGTTATTGGTGTTGCTTGAAATCCTGAGTCCAAAAATATAACATCTTCATTTGATAAGAAAAATATTCCATTTGGTGCTTTAGTTATACCCTTATCATTTATACATCCTATGTTTGGATGAGCCTCTACTAAGCTCCAGTTAGTTGGGTCTCCACTAGGTACATTAATTCTAAATATACCTTTAGTCATAAACACAACTATATCACTCATTAGGGTTTCTATTCCTACTATCTCTCCACCTTGGAGGTCATCTAGCTTAATAAAGTTACTTGTAGGTATAGAATCTGGTGAGCCTGGATTAGAGAACATAACAAAGTTAGGGTACTCTTCAGTATCCTCATCTCCTGTAATTTTTACGTTAGCTACAAACTGCCTACCATTTAACATTGTAGCGTATTTAAATTTAACATCTAGAGATGTAATTCCTTCATTAGGATGTCTAGCTCCATCTGGTAGCCCTGGGTCATAAAAATCAAATAATACATATCTGTTGGTTGCTGCTGTACCTCCTGTCCCATTAGAGTAGAATTGATAGTTAGATGTGCCTAAGAAAAAATTATCCTCTCCTGGAGTTCCATCAGCAGCACTCGCCCCTAAATCTGGCACTAAAATTTCTGACCTTAAAAAGCTATCAAAATTATCTACTACCTCAGCTCTGTCTGCAGTTAAATTAGTAGGGTATTTACTATTATCATCATGCTCTTGTATTGAATTTCCTTTTAATATTCCATTAGGAAGTCCAAGGTCAGACAAATGTGACGACATTCCAATTTGTTTTCCTAAAAATGCTGTACAATTATCATTTAATGTAAAATTAGACACACTTGGTCTGCATGACAATCCTTTTACATAAACTCTTGCACCATTATATATGTCTCCTATTACATTCATAGACATATACATCACAATGTCTGATACAGGTCCTACTGTATATTGAAACCATCTCCATTTATCTATATTTTGATTTCTCTCTCCACCTTTTCCTTCTGCAATAGTTACAATATCAGCTGGTGCATTTGCATCTGTTAATGAATTATCTGTAGATAAAAACAATCTCCAACTTGCATCGCTTCTATTAAATCCTTCTGCTCGTATCCATCCACTAATTATATACTCAGTATTTGTATCATGCCCACTAAAAAAATCAATTCTTCTCATATCTTCATTTGGACTTCCACTATGAGTAAATTTTAAATGTGGTGAATAGCTACCATCTCCAGAGTTACCTGTTCCAAACGCAGTATGAAAAGGACCAGCTGTTCCTGTATCATCGTCTACCATGTCTATTGAAGCACTACCATCAGCATCCACTTCAGCATCAACATTTCCTATTAATTCAGTTCCTGCAAAATACCAACCCCCATTTGCACTTCCACCTGTACACTCTCCATTATCTGCAAATATTGTCTCTGTGTCCTCTGACTTATGATTAAATTTTACTATTCTTTCTGAGCCATAATAATCATAACCCATATTTTTATCATTTCTAACTAAAATATTAAAATTATTTGCAAATCCAGCGCCTGTATCTGTATTCACTAGATTGTATCCTGTTCCATCAAAATCTGGAGTAGTCCCACCATCTTTAGGTTGGTATCTAAATCCATCAACTATTAAGTCTACGCTATTAAATGTTGCAGCCACTGGTGCTGTATTACCTTTGAAAAATAAAATATCGGTAGCTGCGTATAAATCAAGTTGCTTTTGGTTGGGGTCATTATCACCCATGTAAATTGTTTTTATTTTATAATATGTCCCACCATTTGTGCTTCTGTATACATTCAAACCACTGGTTCTTGGGTTAAATTTTTGAGTATCTATTTTTCCTGTTAATTTAAAAGCTGAACGCTCTAGAGTTAATATTCCACTTTTTTCTACATTACGATTACTAACTAAAGAGCTAGATTCATTTATAACTGCATCATCAAGTAATGCTTCTTGTACACCATCGTACAAAGGAATAAACTTATAATCATAAACATTGTTTGATAAATCTAGTGAGCCACTTATAAATTCTGGAGATGATACTGAATCAACAGTGTATGTGTTTGCTTGCTCTACTGGTACTGCAGTGTCCATAAACCATGTAGGGTACATTGTGTGTGCATCAGAATTGTAGTCATGAGTTAGCATACCATTAAAATGTTGTCTGTTAATATACTTAAATAACAATGGAGAGTGGTCTAGTCCACACGCAAATCTAACACCATCTGTATATGTTCTCATTCTAATGTGCATATCTGAGGCATTCGCTATTGTTGCAATAGTATCTAAGTCTCCATAGTCATTTGCATTAAGCATACCAATTTCCATGTTTGTTCCATCTGCGTATGTTACTATTAACGCTCTACCATCAAATGAATTTGCGTCATTTATTTGAAGGTTATTAGGTGTACTGCCATCGTCATTTCTGTCAAATACAAATGTTATTTGGCAGTTAGTTGAATCATTTAACGTATCATCCTCAAGTGCTGTCGTAAATGTTATTTGAGTAGCTGCAACTGATGCTATCGTTAAGGCTTTGTTAATATTAGTAGGTGTATTTTCTTCAGATGTTGATATAGTTATAACATCACCTGCTTTAAATACCGTTGTAAGGTCAGTGCCACCTGTTGGAATAACTAGACCTGTTGTGTTTTGCAACGTCATAGTTTTAGCAGATGCATTAAAAGTAATATTGTTATTGCTAGTATTATCTATTCTAGCCCCTGTTAGCTTTCTATGTACAAATATGCCTGCGTTATTAATAATACAGCTGGAATCTCCTGATATATTACTAGACTGAGCACCTGTTCCAAATCTTTTTATTATCTTGCCATTAACGTGGCGTATGTTTTGTAGCTGCACAAAGCCATTAAGTCCGACCCTTTTTGGGTCATCTTGAGTATTTAGTCCTGCATCTAAATTTGCTTCAATTCTTGGCATTATACTCCTGATGCGTTTATTGTTTGTATCATTGCTGCTGCGTTAGCTGATGCTGCACTTGCTCTATTTTGTCTATTATCTTGTCTCCAAAGTAATGCTTCTGCTAGCTCTATTATTACCTGCTGTACCGAGTCACTAAAATGAGTTATCTCTGTATCATTAGCTGCTATGTTTGCTGGTGTTGGTATATGAACCATAAATACTGAATCTACCTCTGAGTCACTGGTAGATACATATAGTCTATTATTTAAAAGGGTTCCCAATGTTCCATAGTTATATTTATTTGTTGTTTCAAACCCTGCAGGGCTTACCATTTCTATAAATCTTTCATTTGTATTATCGTAGGCTTTTACTACTCTATTCATTAATTTTTCAGCTCCATCACCATCTGCTGGCAATGCAAAGAATGTATGACCACCAAAGTCTGCATCTTCATCGCCTGTATCTAAATCATCCCTTACCTGAGTGTGTGCAAGTGCATCATTTGTTAGCATTGATATAGCTTGACGCTGTGCATCATTAAGTGCTACTAATTTTTGTGCTGAAGTAAAATTAACATTACTAGTATCCTCTAGTCTATAGCCTAAGCTTGTTATCATTTCATTGCCTGTCATACTAACTTCCTTTTTTCCATTTCATAGATGGGCTCTTTGTTTTACTTGGGCTCCACTTTACTTTGTCTGCCCAGTATGCTGCACTAAATATTCCCTTTAATATATTTCTTTTATGTCTACTCTTAAATGCTTTTCTTTGTCCTGCTGTTTGATTTGTTTTAACTCCTTGCTGTCCAAATCTAATTGTTTTAGTTTTGTCACCTTTTTTAGCTACTACTATATGTGATTTTTTAGGATGACCTGGGGTTCTCTTCGGTTTATTATATCCTGATACCCCTGCTTTTTTTAATTTACTATCTTTCATTTATCTCCAAATATGGGGGCAAGTTGCCCTGCCCCCAGTTTGTTACTCGTTCAAGAGTTATTTTCTATCCATCAACTTGTACTTTTTGCACGCCAGGTGCCACAATAAACAAGTCAACAATAGGTGTTGTTGTGCCTGCTTCATCAACTACTACACCAATAGTTTGCTCTAATGTTGCTCTAACATCTGTTGTTCCATTGTCAACTCCATGTGAAACTAGCTCTGAGCCTATAGGGCAAGTACCATCGTGGTTAGTTACTTCACAACTTCCAGCTACTTGTATCCATCCATATGTGTCTGCTGACATCGCACTTACATCTATAGTCTTAGGACAAACCCCAGCTACTACACCACTTGTATCAGAAAAGTCTTGTCTAACAATCCAATCACCTCCTGCTACACAGCCACTATAGTTATAAGTTAGACGTCCTGCTGTAAAGTCAATACCAGTGTCTGTTGCAGCATTGTCAAAACGAACTAAACGAAACACCTTATCTGTTCCTTTTTGTTGCACACAATCTCCTACAGCAACGACAAAATCGTCACTACTTGTACTTGTGTGCGTAACCTCATCTGAGTCTATAAAAGGATAAGGTTTAAAAGGTGATTGATATTTTACTGTTGCCATTATT